CGTGGTTGAACGCATCGTGGCTAGCATTTTTGATGCCAATGGCGATGCCTCAAATGCCATACTGGACAATGATTTATTATTGGGCACACGACAGGTGTTTACACCCCAGTCATGGCAGGTGTTACTAATTGGCAATAGACTGCAGGCCCTGCGAGCACCGCAGGTCATAGATGAACCCAACACCAGCCTGGCTCCGGCAGATTCTCCGCCCAGCAATGTGTTGTGGACAGCGGTGGTGGGCGAGTTTGGTGTGTTGCGTCCGGGCATCAGCTACATCAGACTGGAACAGCCAGATGGCACAGATGTCATAGGCACAGTGGCCTTTGATCCCACCGATGACAGATTCTTGTTGTTCACTGTGGACGCAGATACCATACCAGCCAATACCCTGGCGTCGATCACGGCTGTGATAGATCCTTTGCGCAGCGGACCCGGGGCGGGTCTGGCCGCTCCAGCAGTGGGCCAACGCTATCTGTTGACACAGGCCACAGGCTCACAGCAGGATGGTTCGGCTGAGTCTTGGTTGGGCACAGGGGACCAGCCCCTGGTGGCACAGGCCAACGACATAGTGGCTTGGGCTGGTGCCAGATGGCAGATCAGTTTTGACGCCACAAGCAGTGACAACAACACACAGTTTGTTACCAATGAAACCACGGAAATACAGTATCGCTGGACTGGGGCAACTTGGATCAAAAGTTACCAGGGACTTTATACAGGAGGCACATGGAGTCTAGTGTTGTAGCCGCCGTGGGTGTGTGGTTTTACGCCATTGATACCCAACGCTACTTGTATCTCATGAGGTCAGACCCCAAGCATCCTGGCAGTTGGGGCTTGCCAGGTGGACGTGTAGAAGCCGGAGAAAGTTTATTGGATGCCATGGCCCGCGAATGCCGAGAAGAAATGGGCTTTGTGCCCGATTACCTACGCATGATACCCTTGGAAAAGTTCACTACAGTGGATGCAGGATTTGAATACCATACTTTTTTCTGTGTGGTTGATCGAGAGTTCGTGCCCCAGCTCAACGATGAACACCTGGGCTATGCCTGGATCGATTCAGGAACCTGGCCCAGACCCATGCATCCGGGACTTTGGTCGACTGTGAACTTTGAAGCTGTGCAACACAAGATCTTGACCATAGAAAGCACAGTTCACACGTCGCAGTAGCCGATAAACTCTCTGTGGGTCATGGCCTGGGTGTTGGCAGGTTCCAGCCAGGCCGCATACATGTTGCTGGCTTCACCAACAAAATAAAATTTCACGCCAGGATAGGCATCAACCACATTTCTAACTTGTTGCGACCATGTGGCGTTTTCCACAGCGGTTTCTCGATTGTAACCCAGCATGAATATTTCTTGGTGTCCATCAAAGGCCGCCAGATATGGCAACACAGCAATGTCCAAGAGTCCCGGTGAGTGCGGCAACAGATAAAATTCTCCGGGATGGGCCAAGCACTGTCGTGCCGTGGTGTACACAATGTTTTTTTCTGTGTAGCCGGATTCTTTCAAAGTGGCCAGTTGATCAGCCCGTGTTTCCACGGCAAAGTCCAGGCGCATGGCAGAAGCGATATCACCAACTCCATAGGTCTGCAGTTTTTTTGAACCCAGCAAGCCGCCACGATGTCGTTGTAGTCTGACATGGTTGAACCTGTCAGTATCAAATGCCGACCCAATGCAGGCCGCACGACCACTTATGTGATGGTTCTCAATGGGATTTGGCACCCACTCACGGTTTTGCGTTTTGCGACCACCTGTCCAGCGTGTTTCTGTGATCACAAACTCGCCGGCATAGTCCGATCTATATCGGGACTGCATCAGAACCTGCCTACAGCTACTTCTATTCGTCCAATGTCTTGGCTGTCGTAGTCTTCCAGAGCTTTGCCAATGATACAGCCTGGTTGATATAGATCCATGTTCAATACTGTAGCTACACCAGAGATCTCGCTGGCTACCAAACAATCACCTTTGCTGATCTTGCCTGTTACATAACAGGGTACTCGACCAGTCAGGGCCACTGGAGCTTTATGGGGTACATCCATGGCCGAGTTCATGAGATAACTGGGATTGGTAGAAACAATGCCGGCCACACGAGTGCTGTGACTGGTACTGGATTTTTGTATTTCATAAGCACCACCAAATTCGACCACTTGGCCCGCATCAAGTTGTTTGTCGGCCTGGTACATCTCGGCCAAGTCGGCATACTGGGCCGAAGTAGACTTGGCAAATACAGTGTTGAAGAATCCAGTGCTGTTGCCGATGTTACCAACCCCATTGCCCATGTTGTTGATTATGCCTGCAGTTGTAAAAGACACGATGCCTGCGCCGGTAACATTCACAGCAATGTTACCGGCAGACGTGACCACTCTCACATTACTGTTACCACTCTGTATAGATGTGGCATCTATACCGGTTAAAGCACTGCCATTTCCGTTGAAGAAGTTGCCTGTGATGTTGCCTGTGGCCGAAATCAAGCCAGCTGTGATGATGTTGCCACCTGTGACATTGCCTGAAGCACTCAAGCTGACGGGACTGAATGTGCCAGCGGTTAAAGTGCCCGAAGCAATGACATTATTACCAGTGATGTTGCCTGTGGCTGATATGCCAGTTGTGCCGTCTAGAGTCAATGACATGTTGCTATCCTATTATACTATATTTAGCTGTGTTAACATCGCTATGCACCCGAATACACATACAGGGTCGATGCATCCGGCACAGAGATATTGAAGCTGTTGCCAAGTGCAACAGGCCCAAAAAGCACAGCATTTACGGCATCAGCAACGGCCACGTTGGCTTCCAGAGTTTTGGGTCCAGCGAATGTACCGTACATGGTGAAACTGCCCAGATTTATGACCACGGTGTTGGCCTGCCCGGCCACACTCATGGTGATATTGCCTGAGCTGACAGGAATTGAGATACTGGTGGCACCGTTGCTGATGCCGTTGCTGGTGCCTGCTGAAAGTCCAGTTAAAAACGCACCGTTTCCTATGAAGAAGTTTCCGGTGACATTGCCAGTGGCGCTGACTTGTCCCACTGTGAGTATGTTGCCACCAGTAATGTTGGCAACTGATGTAATTGTACTAGTGGCTGTGATAAGTCCAGCTGTGAGCAAGTTACCACCAGTGATGTTGGCAGTGGCTGTAACAACACCTGCTGTAGTAATGTTGCCACCTGTGACATTGGCCGCACTAGTTATTGTGCTGGTAGCTGAAATCAATCCAGCTGTAAGCATATTGCCACCCACAACATTGGCGGCACTGATTATAGTTGATGTTGCTGAAACAAGGCCAGCAGTTAAAACATTTCCGCCAGTAATATTGGCTGCTGAAGTAATTGTTGAGGTGGCACTGATTACACCTGCGGTTAACAAATTACCACCTGTGATGTTGCCTGTGGCCGTGATTACACCTGCTGTGACGATATTGCCACCCGTCACATTGGCCGCACTGGTAATAGTTGATGTTGCCGAAATTAACCCAGCGGTTAATAGATTGCCACCTGTGATGTTGGCTGCTGAAGTAATTGTTGAGGTAGCACTGACTAATCCAGCGGTTAGGACATTACCACCAGTGACATTACCCGAGGCACTGACCAATCCAGTGACAAACACGCCTGAATTGGCAAACACAGCCACGTTACCTGTGCCACCTACTCCAACTGTGACATTACCTCCGGAACTGACCACTGTAACATTACTTGTACCATTGTTGATGTTGGCCACACTGGTAATCACACCAGTTAACAAGGCACCATTACCTAATATATAATTTCCCGTGACATTGCCAGTGGCCGATATCAATCCGGCTGTTCTTAGGTTGCCACCTGTGACGTTGCCCACAGCACTGACCTGTGTGCTGACCGTGACTATGCCAGTGCCATTGGGTGCCAAGGCAATATTGGCATTGGCCGCTGAGGTCTGTATGTCCAATTGTGCCGAGTCAATGATAGCACCTGACAGCAACAAGTTACCACCTGTGATGTTGCCAGTGGTCACTGTCAAGCTAGAACCAGTGATGGCAGCACCTGTGACTGCGCCAGTGGCACTTATCAATCCCGCAGTTAATACGTTACCACCAGTGATGTTGGCTGTGGCTGTGATCACGCCTGCTGTGGTGATGTTGCCACCTGTGACGTTGGCC